CCAACCTTGAATTTCTTCAATACATCATTTAGCCCTGTTAGAGCTTTCGAATCATTTTGTAAGGCTTCTCTGAGTAGCTGTAGGCCTTCACCCATTATACGTGAAACTACAGAGCCTTTGCCTAATTGGCTAACTACTTGTGAAATCCCCCTATTAGCCGCTCGGGCAGCAGCCTTACTTTCTTTCAGGGCATTATTTACCTTCTTAATGTTTTCAGCTTCTGTAGCTAGCCCTTTACTTAAAGCCGTAATGTTGTTCTTGATGGCTGTATCAGAGGCAGCCCCTGAATCCACAGTTACCTTTTCTATTTCAGCCGCTGATTGTTTGGTCTTTGTTATGGCATCTTTTAGAGTCTTCAGGTAATCCTTTGAATCCCCTAAGAGCTTGATCACCATTCTTTTGAGTTCTATCTCTATACTCATGGTTTGCTCTTTATGTCTTGTTTGCTAGGGATATTCCAAGAGCTCCAAGCCAAATAGCTTTTGAAGTCTTCGGACTGTAACCAGACTGATTTTTAGATGCTGGCGTACTTGGAACACTAACAAACTTGAGTTTGAACTGGTTAAGCTCTTTGGTTGGGCTATCAGATGCACTCATCATGTTGTAGACCAACTGAGTAAGCCGCATGATGTAGTAGTCAGTAAGACTTGGATTGTTCATCTGGTCTCTTTGCCAGTTTAGCCACATCAGATACTCTCTATGTGTTGTTGTTTTCATACACTCTATGACAGACTGATTCCGACTTGCTGCTAGCTTGAACCAATTGTCATAGAGCTTTGAGAGTTTTTTGCTTGTTCAGGACTTTCATAGAGACTAATCCAATCCTTAAAGTCTGAATGGCTACTATCTAGAGTCTTAGCCCATGCTTGCAACTCTTCAATAGTTACTGGAGAGTTAGGGCATCTTAGAGCCTTAGCAAGATTGTCTAGATCAGTGTCTGTTTCAGACATACCTGAAATCAATTTTGCCTTGGCGAAGAGTTTGTCTTGCACTCTAGCTGGCCATGAACTTAGTTCTTCTACTGTAACTGGTTCTACTGATCCAGCGGGGTTTACCTTAAATAGGCAAAGAGATACAAGCAAAGGTTCTATTGAAGCCAGACCCCTGATAGAAGAAATCTCACCAGACTCGTTGTACTGAGTACAGTCAAGACGGGCATTCCTATAAGCAACACTGGCTTCACCAGTAGCTTCACGAAGTACATAGTTTTTACCCTTGTACTTTACAGGTAACTCTATGGGTTCAAGTGCATCAAAGTCCAAGTCGTTCATTAGAGGCTCTCCTAGTATCTGATAGAGTAGACTTATGGTGCGGGTGTATACACTGGGGCAGTCTCAAGTCCAGTAGCTATATCAACCGCAGTCGGAGCAATCACGATAGCTGCCGTAGGGGGTGTTCCTGCAACAAGTTCTCCAGGAGTGAATGACCTAAGAAAACCATGGAAGTCAAGGCTAGAGCCATCAGGAAAAGCTATGGTGATTAGGTTAGAAACGTTCACCAAGGCTATAATCTGATCGTAGACAATAGGATCATAGGCGGCTGTAACAGATACATCCGTCAGAGTCTTAAGTGATCTTGGGTCTGTCGTATTCCAGGCATTATTGAACTGTGTAGTCGTTGGTAGAGGATCACCCCCATCAATACCTGGAGGTGTAATAGACTCTTCCCAAAACGAGACATCAGAATCAGCGGCAAAGGTTATGGTAGTCTTGAAGCCGTTAGTAAGTTGAAGGCCTACGGGAGGCATACGGGTAGTTGGCATTAGATTCTCCTAGGACGTTTGAGTGAGAGTTACTAACATATTCATAGTCTGCAAAAACCGTTCACTTGTTGGGGCTTCCATGCCTAGAGAGATAACATCACTAGTTCTGTCTATAGAGTTAACTACGTAATGATTATCTCCAACATTTACAGTAATGTTTGATACTTGTGTGTCTAAGGCTACTAGCAAACTCCTAGCCTTCACATAAGAGTCAACAGGCCCAACTGAGCGAAGTCTTATTTGTATGCCATGGGCCTCATTAACACCGCCGTCAATCTGTACCCTATTCTGTACTTGGCCTTCAGTGCTGTAGACACAAATAGAGTTATCAGGACTGTCGGGATGATGGTTGGCATAGACAGGCCACGGTAGCTCATTATCAACTAAGGTGCCTAACCCTAGATCGAGTAATAGCTGTTGAATTATGGCTGCTTGGCTGTCTTGTAGAGAACCACTCATAATAGGCTATTTTCCTTTTCTATTTCTGATAGCTTGTGACTTAGTGAAAGCTGCTTTACTAGCAGTCTCAACGTTTCTGGAAGCCGCAGTAAAGGCACTAGCTCGCAAAGCTCCAGTATCAATGGGCACTTCTAGCTGGCTCTCCCTTTGCAAGCGTAGTCCGGCAGCTATTAGCCCTTTCTCCATGTCGCCAGTAGCTGCATAGACGGTCGAGACTATCTTTCCCATAGTGGCTTTTAGCCTATTTGCTGGTGATTCCAAGTATTTCGCATTGCCTACTGTGTGGTGGCTTTCTAGGTTTTCATGCACAAAGATAGCATATGATTGTGTATAGCCAACAACTACTGATACGTTGTCTTTCTTCTCTGACATGTTTTTCAGTTCTAGTAAGACACCTAGCACACCATTCAGATCGTCTACTTTAGGCATTAGATACTCGATTTGGCTGCTAGAACAACCCAAGGGGTTAATTCAAAGGGTTCACCAGTAACAGGAGTTATTTCAACAGTCACACTGTATTTTGTCTCAGCATTAGGAAAGGCTTCATTTGCAGTTGTGTCTGGTGAAAACGCCAAGTTGAATCCATCTGCTCCGCCCTTCCATAAGGCATTATCTGCTTTTGTCTGTAAGGTGTCAAACACAACTAGGGTCTTGTTTAGGGCTACGTCTGTGTGGCCTACTACAGGGCTGTCATCAGTCAAATCCCTAATAGTGTATTTGAGACTGGTTATATCAGCTTGCAATATGTCACCAGTAGCAATAATTACCCTAGCCATGAATAGGGCCGTGTTGTTTTGTATAACAACCCCACAAGGTTTTACGAGTATGCAGTCAGCCATGATCTTCCTAACATTTATGGGAACAGGATTTGACTGTAGCCAAGCCCTGAGACTTGGATCAGACTAGGTGGTTGTTGGTAGACTCCTACAGTCTGTTCAAGGGCTACACCAAGTCTATTAGCTTGTAACACAACTAAAATCGGCCCTACTTTGGTAACAACGGCTAGACCTGGAGGCCAGTAAGAGCCCACAAAATATGAAACCGGATAGTATGATGTAGGCCACATGCTAACCCTCTAGGTTGGCGGCGTAAGGGTAATGCTGGTCCTATTTCCAGTGGCATCAGTGTTGGCTGTAACTCTATCAACCGTGTCATCAGCTGATCTAAACTTTGCTCCGTTCACTGGATTGCCACCTAAGAACCCCGACGACTTACCAATGATTGGGGCAGCAATGAGGGCTAGCAATTGCCACCAAGAAAACCCATCCACATCGTTTCTACCAATTGCCAGTATTGGGTATTGAATACTCGTTGAAACACTCTCAAGTCTTGCTGAGCCCTCAAAGTTTGCTGGCAGGGTTAATTGTATCTGATAGCTTCCATCTGTAGAAGTCTCAACAAGCCCTGGTATAGCTGCTCCATTAGGAGTACCATCTGGATTGAGCAGTTGTACTTGCAAATCACCAGCTAGGTTGGGTATGCCAAGATTCCATACAAAGGTTTCTACTCTTTGACTCATAGTACACCTATCTACCACTTATGGGGGGTATGTTAGAGTCTAGGGGTTAGATTTGGAGCCCTACAACGCCGTCTAAAGCCATACTAGCAATTAAAGGGGGTTTATACCACCTTGGCAATAGTCGAGCGTTAGGGGGCATTCTGGGGCATCTGACAGAGTATTAGGGGTAATTGCTTGCTATACCGCCCGGTTGTTCTCTGGGGGAGTAGTACGTCGCCCTACTGTGGGTTTTGGTGTTCTGTTCACAACCACCATCTGTTTCATTAAAGCCCTACGCTTGTTATGATGTTTAGCTCTGGCGTCTTGATTCTTCTCTGATTGTTGTAAACGTACTGTCAGAGTCAAAATGTATGAATCAATCTTTGACCACAAGGCAGCCTCATCACCTCCACCTAGAATTTGTACGGCTTGTTCATAAATCTGCTTGTTCAGGTTTATTGTGTAAGGCTCATCGGCATGGCCCATGACTTTGACGGGTATTGACTGTTGGGAAATGTTCTGTGTAGGTAGTGACTCATGCACTTCATTAAACAACCATTCACTAATTGTCTTCCAAAACAAGTGCTCTTTTGTTGTGGGGTTGTCTATCACTGATCTTCCCTCTTTGCTTTTGTCTGTTGGATCAAGTATTAGACTTTGCCAGTGTTCATTACGAGCAATCAGTTCAGTTAGTTGTTTGTAGTCTTCACTAACAAAGGCCACTGAAACCAGACTAGGAGCCAAACCTATCTCTAATAAGCCCATTACATACTCTCCTAAGTTATTTGCCGCCACCGTTGGGTTGATTCATCATAGACAATAGTTGCAATGCCGTCAGGTTGTAACGTAACATCAGCCCCAGTATTTGTAATGATTCTGTTAGTAGCCGATGCACTGTTATGTTGATTGTTCAACACAATATCGAAAGCACCAACGTTGATAATTATATGCCGCTCATTGTTATGGGCGATTGATGCATCAAAACCCCGTATGCCTATCGCAACACTACTTGCTAGACGATTCATTTGGACATTGTCTAACTGATAAGCTATTTGTGATGAGGTTATGACTGCTTGGGTAGAGACTGATAGACTTTCTCCTCTAACATTCTTAAGCCGCCCACTACCTACCTCGGCTGGGTCAACTACAAAGTCAATACCATCATATTTATAGCTGGCGTCTTGGGCAGTTCCAAAGAATGTCTTATCGTTGTCTTTTCCCAGTCTTGTGTCGCCTTGTTGGAAAAATGCAGACCAGTTAGTTATGCCATCAACCATCGCAGGCATATAAAGACCGGTGAGTGTGGTGATAACCTCTGAGCCTTGGTTAGAGAATCTTCCCTCTACTAACCTAACATCTGTAGATGTTCCTGCACTTCCGTTTGTAAAGTTTAGTTCTGAGATTAGTCCTGAAACTGTCCCATGGGTTCCTACTGTGTGGTCAATTGTGACTAAGTAACGGGCAGC